AAGTTCTGCTCGTTCTTTTGAATGTTATGTGCCATATTATAAAGTTTTTATCACTATCTCGGTCTTGGGTCTTTCTGAATAGACTTTTTGTGCTATCAAAGAGTATATAGGTGAGTCATCTCTGTAAAATACCCCATTCAGACTATCCTGAACGAATTTACAGAGGTTATCAAGGTCTGGCTTACTGGTATGCCACTCGGGTGCAGAGTCCTTTAAACACGCTGATTTAGTCCCGGATCCATAATGCCCCTTTGGACGTGGCATGTAAAAAGTCAGTTCCAATGCTATCGGTGTAGAAATAGGCATTTCTGGTGCATTTTTCTGTAATATCGAAGCAAATGTCTCTTTCTTCTCACCGGAAGGATCATAGGTACCGGAAAACTTGCCCCTGACAAAATGTTTATGTCTTGCCTGTGCCTTTGGTATTCCTAATACTTCAAGATGTATTTTCATTATTTCTTTATTTCAGTTCCAATTATTCTTATATTTTGCGGATCGAATATTTCAAGTTGTCCTGTCTCGTAATGCTGACATATAGCCACTGTGTAACTCACGCCCACACCATTTATTACATCCATCTTCAATCCAAAATGTAATAAATAATATTTATCTTTCATCATTCGTGGTTCCTCCCCATCAGTATCCAGCCAATGTGCTTCACAAAGAGTTCTCATTTTTTTGCGTATTTCCAGATATGTCCTTTTTTTGTTTGCTTATACCGTCCACTTAATGAATTACCAATGATATTCCTCCCATACTTGCCTTTATACCCAACTGCTCTTGCTGCTTCTTCTATACTATTATATTCACCAAGCTTGATGCCATCCAGAGAATACTGGGCAATCTTTCTTAAATGATGCGCCTGCATTTTCTTTACTGTCCCTTCCATCACTGCAACAGATAAAATATTAAGAAATACTCTCACTTCTCCATCTCTTAATTGTCCTGCTGTATCTCTTGATATGAGGTCTCTCATTTTTAAATCTCTTAATATCCTGTTTACTGCAACTTCTCTATCCATTAATAACAATCCTGGTTTATCTTTAAGAACTCATCCATCAAAATATCTTCTGATGGTTTTTCTTTTATTCTGTTGTTGAAGGTGCGTGAATTGGCTCCTTTCCTTTCAGTCCAATCACAAGTCCCTAACATACCAAAGTCCACCTGTTCCGCACCAGCCATAGTTAATTCCTTTATGAACACATTCTTTATTCCAGTACGTTCATCATCAATGATGCCCTTGATACCATTTAAAACTTTGTCTCTTTTAGCCAGATCAAATAATGCCATTGTTCCCTCTACCATTTGTCTTTCCTTTAGAAATTTCTCTGACATAAATTTAGTATATGCTTCTGATTGGTCGGGTTCCGGCTCATATTTTTGTATCAGTCCTTCATATTTCTCTGCTTCTGCAAGATTACCTTCTTTCTCTGCTTGTAATTTCTTTGCGTATGCCTCTTTCGCTGGTAAAACACGATTCTCCCAAAATCCTTTACTTATGTTAATGATGCGCTCGCAAAGATCATCATCCCTGCTATATTTTTCCACTGAAAAATCATTTCCATCCTTTAATATGGCTATTTCCGCATAGTCTGTTTCAAGGATTATCATATAAACATGAATCTGTATCAGGTAACTGATTGGAATACCATCCGCCCACATCTGACTACTCCAGTAAGAAAGTGTTTTGACCTCAAGAATTGCCTCAGTCTTTAATTTCTCACCTTTAAGAAGATTCATTCCACCTTTGATATTCTGGATGCGGTCAAAAGAACCAAATAACCAGGGGTATCTCGGATTGACAACATAACCATTAACTTTTCTACAATCTCGAATAACCTTATCATTCTTATAATTCTCAATCCAACCATCAGTTGTGCCATCATAGTAAGACCAGAGTTCTGCAATCTTATCCTCCATATATCTACCAAAGAACATCTTTGCATTATCTTCACGCCGCTGTTCAATAGTTCCTATCTTTTCGTGAAAAACACGTGTAACCGTATTATACTTATCAAGTCCCAATACTGTTCCCATCTCCGAACCTCCAATACCATTCTTACGAAACTCAAACCAATCTTCTGTTTGTTGTGGTATCCTTGTTATAATAAGATCATTTCTCATTTTAGTTCATTAATTTTAAATGTAACTACATTTTAGGTGGTTTAATATTCAAATTCAAAGGTTTTAATTCTTGATAAATTGCCAAAAAGATTTCTCCAAGCATATCTGCCTGTGAACTCATCAACTCAGTTTCCTGCTTGCCATCATTACTGATGTTATCGTACCAGCAGTCGTACCATCCCGAAAGATTATTAACAAGATTTTCATGCTGGTTGATGAGTATCATAGCGTTCTTGTAGAGCTCCAGATTAAAAGCCAGCCATTTTTTATAATTTTTCAGTTTTGCTTCTGCGGCTTCATATTGTTCTTTTCCTGCCCATGGATATTGACGATTATCCATTATTGCCTGTGCCTCATTGACCTTCTTTGTCTGTGGATCGAGTATCTTTAGTTTAAAAGATTCCATCTGACGAGCAAATGCCCAATCATTTACGTTACTCATTTTCTTATATTCACTCATGATAAAACGATTTATGTTCTGGCATAAAATAATAATCTATGTCGTCAATGATAATAACGGATGCTATCTTACGTGGGAAATTAATCCTGTCTCCTGTCTTTATCTGCTCACATGCCGGTCCTACTCCTACTACCGTCCCCCATTCAGGAAGCATCTCTTTTGAGTTCTTAGGTATAACCAGTCTTCCGGTTTCCGTGCGTTCAGGCAACTTATCTGGTCTTATTAATACTGCATGTCCGAGTATTTTCACGGCTGTTTATTTAAAAAATGGTGGCTCCTCATCTTCTTCTACATGAACGGGATTCAATGCCCCTTCTATCTGCGGCGGTGGCTTCTTCTTCTCATCCTCAATAATAGTAAACCTGCCCCCCCTGGCATAATCCATTTTCATCTTAATCTTACCTACCTTCCCTATCTCCTCAAAACGGATCTTCTCAATATGCACAACAGTAGGCGCCTTATCATCTATATAAGTTTTATCATCCTCACTTGCATCATCGGGGATGTCCTCTGTCTTTTTCTTCCTTATCATGTATCTGTGAAGGATTATTCCCAAATCCGCTTTTTCCTTCCAGGCAGAACTACCTTTAATATCATACAGACAAGGCATTCTGTAATTAATCCCCACCTTCTCAATCTTTGTAGGGTGTGCAATTAATATACAATGAACATCGTAAACATCACAGAAATTAAGCAGATAATCCAATTGTTTACTGATAAAAGTAGTCTCTGTCATATTCTTCGGCTGTTCATGCTCGATCTTATTCCATGCATCAATGACAAAACCAAAGATTCTTTCTGTCTTTGATAAGTATTCAAGATATTTTAAAAGGGATTCCATTGAGTTCACATGATCTGAATCTACTTTCCCTTTCCATGTCTCAAAATTCATTTTATTCGGTGATATGAAGAAGAAATGCTGTTGTATATATCTCATGGTTTTATTCCTTAGACTCTCCGACATTGAGTTTTTATACCCTCTCTTGAATGACTGACCTGTTATCACCTCTGCTAACTTAGCCTGTTCTCTCGATACGGGACGGTTCTCTGGTGTAAATAATGCCCATTTTATCTTTTCTTTTTCATTATGACATATAAACTCTGAAAGATACCATCGTACCCAAACGCTATTATGAGTAGGAATGAATGCTTTTGAGCAAAGAAACAATTTACTCGGAGAATCAACCTCAATACACTTAACAGGCACAGAATCTATTTTTGTACATCTCCTGATGCTCCGGGTATTACTTCTTTTTTCTAAGATCAAATTTTGATTTGCCAGTTTCCTTTGTAAATTAAATATAGGAATAACAGGTCTTACATTTACACGATATCGTAAACATATAAAATGCCCATATAATTTTGCTTCACTAGTGGCAATAGTAGGACACATCTCTAATGAGGAAAGTAATGTATAAACTCCTTCTGCCAAACCTTTATTAGTTGAACAAAATTCAGCTATATTTCTTTTTTTATCCATTGATCCATTAGTGTCCATTAATCCTCTCAGTAAATCTATCCTGTTTTCAATAGAGTTATAGAGATAAGATTGTGGTATATGCTTGTTTTTTATTAACCCCATCTCCTTTAATAATCCCATTGAATGTTGCAGATACCACGAACACACATATTTGGCTTTACTCTTTTTGATATCATAACCTCTTTTTCTGATTTCATTAATGATCTCAATGTCGGCGGATGTAATCATTCCGCTATAACTATGACCACCTCCAAGCCATACTCCAAGCACATAAGGATCTATTAACATTTTTCTTCTATTTTCCCATTTAACAGGCTTTGCAATTCTTATTGTGTGATTTAATCGTTTCCCGTGTTCTCTGAATAAAGATTCCGCTATTTGTTTCGTAGTCTTAATGCATGAAACTTCTCTTTTATAAGACTGATCAGGTCCCCATAATTGTAATTCTCTTCCTGTATTCCTTTTGTTATTCTGAGCGGCAAGCCTGCTCATTCTTGCTGATCTTGTTTCCGTCTCCCAAAGATGACCTTCATCTGCAATAATTTC